GACGTTTGCCTTCCAGATCATAGATCAGCACTGCGTACCGCTTCTTGGTGATATACAGACCCTTGCTGGCCACCAGTTCGCGACCACACCGAATCAGGTCACCATTGGCCTTGGGCGTGTGAAACGCACTTGCACAGAAGCTGGGAAAACTGTCGTTCACCTGATCTGCAAGAGCATCGTACAAGCCCACGCAGATTTCCCGATTCCATTCCATGGCACCAGATTCCACTTCGTTTTTTATAATGGGCCAGACACTAAAATAACAACTATCAGTATCCACGTAGATGATAGCTTGCCCAGTGTGATCGTATTCACCAGTTACACACTGATTCACATGGGCGTTCATGTGTCTGGCAATTACTCTGCCGCTCAGTGTGGTGCTCTGTCCAATGCGTTTGTCATTGAAACGACAGTAGGGATTCAAAATTGCCCCATACAGACTGTTCAGGTTGATTTTTTTGACTAATTGTCGTTTGTCCCAGAACGCCTGGTCTTCCTTGGTAGTGGCTTCTTTCTTTTTCTTCTGAAGTTCTTGACGTTCAGTGTACCAGCGTCTGAGCAGGCCCGGCACAATGCCCTCACGTTCTGAGGTCAGGATAGTACCATTGGCTGTGAGTATCCAGGGCTGATTGCAGGCCCAGATTGCATGATGCAGTTCAGCAGCACTCATCTGGCTGCTGGTGCCGGTTTCCCAGTCCACAGTGAGCATCTGTGCCGGATCCTGCTGAATCACTGCGGTGTATTCCAGAGTGCCAAACAGACCTTCCCAGGCTGCGGCAAAACTCTGACCCTGGTCACGTTTTTTTGCAATATACTCTGTGGTCAGATCCAGTCTGATTTGTCCCACAATGGTTTCAGGACCCATGTTCAGCGCACGGATGGTGTTGGGATACAGCGAATTCAAGTCGATTGCGCCGATGTCAGTGTGCAATCCCTTTTTGGGATGGGCCACATAGGCACCAGCAGCACCTTCGTCTTCCTCAGCATCAGCATCCAGGTCAGCGGTGCGAGGTTGAACCTTGCGATCCGGCACCACCAAGCCACGATCGTGACTTTCATTGATGATGGCCTGCTCAGTTATTGCCACTGCTCCCATGGTGGTGGGAATCAGCACAGTGTTGTCATGTGCCAGTTCGTTGGCCAGATCAATGAATCTGAGCTTCTGATCCAGGCGAGCAATCAGCATCACGTCCTGGCGGTTGTATTCGATGAATTTGCAGAAGTCTTTGTTATACAACTGATCCAGTGTGCCCTCATAGTGAGTCTTGTGCTCACCCAGCTCATACTCACTGATGGCATCCAGACTGTAGCTGTGACGCTCCTCATAGGTGTACTTGCGATACAGATTCATGTAGTCCAGATGCAGTCGACCCACCAGATCATAGGTGCTCTGTTCAGCGCCATACCGCTCAAATTTGCGCTGCTTGGGCGTCTGATCCCACAGACACAATCGTCGGGTATCGTCCCGACTCATGATGGTGATGATCCTGTTGACTATATAGGGAATATCATAGCCTTCGCTGTTCCAGCCACTCAGCACATCTGCATCCTGAATCAGATCCAGAAACACACTCAGCATCTGAGTTTCGTCTTCAAACAAAAATGTGTTGTCGATGTCCTGCACCAGCAGCTGAGCCTGTGCTGGTGTCAGCGCAGGCGGTGGCAATGCCAGTGTGATCAGTTGTTGATTCCAGTCCAGATACACAGTGATGGCTGTGATTGCAGTGAATGGGTCTTCTGGTTTGCTGAATCCTCTGGCTGGATCAAAGGCTGTCTCGATGTCCAAAAAGGCAGTGTGCAGAGTGGGCGCCGGCTGATGCCGATAGTTTTCCTCCAGACATCTGAACACCTGATTCAGATCACTCTCCCAGGTTCGGACCTGACTGTGAGCCCTGAGTTCTCTGTTGAACTCTTTGTAATGTCTGGTCACAAACCGGCTCACAGGAGTTTCATAGATGGTTCGATATTTGCCACGAGGATCATCGTAATAAAACACATAACGAGCCGGCCAGTCAGTGAAAATTCTTAGGCCATTGCGTCGTTCCACCACATGTACAGTATCAGATTCTTTGTTCCAAATAGCGCCAATATAGGACATAGTAAGAGTATTTAGATACTGATGCTGATGTGCAGACATAATTCATCTGCACATCAGCCAGTGTCAGGGTGTTACTTGCCACCCACTGCGTCCAGAATGTGTTCCAGTTGCAGATGATCCTGTTCGGTCTGGTCCCAGTCGGCCTTGTACGCAGTCTTGACGGCACGTTTCAATACGCTGGGTTTGACCTCAAATTCCTTGGCCAAATTCTTCACTGTGTCGTTCAGACCTTCTTTCAGACTGTCCATCTCTCTGAGCACCTGGATTCCTTCCAGGACCAGTTGCTTGAGTTTGTCCTTTTCGTCACCGTTGAACAGTTTGGTATGCATGGTTGCTGCGTCAGACATTGTATTAGTGTCACCTCCTAAGGTATAAGTCTATTATAACTGTTCTGACGCAACAACACAAGTAGTTATCTGATCAAACTGGGCAGATCAAAAATATCAGCATAACTGGTTAGCTTTATAAAGTGTTCGGCTTGTATGGCCACATACTGTCCTGACACATATATCTCGTGGCCTGACTGCAGGGCCTGAGCCCAGTCGTCGTCGCGTGGCTGGAATCTGTTCAGGAACTGCTCAGCACTGAACTCAGCCAGGCCCTGGCGATACAGATCTGCCATCCTGATTCTGCCCAATGAGTACAGCCAGTCGACGAATCCAGATTGTTTAGCAGCTACCCACACAGGTGCAGGCAACTTCTGCAGCTGTCTGGGCAGATCCTGCCGATCCCACTGAAAGTAATCGGTGTCGGTCTCACAAAATTTTATCAGTTGATTGAGCAGGGTGTTACCAGCCAGCTCAGGATGCTGTTTCAGCAGTGCCAGGAACATCCGCCACATGGGCAACTGAGATACAGAATTGAACCTAGTCCAATGTGTAGCATCTATATCCAGCACCAGGTCCGCCAGCTGGGGACTCCAGGTAAATCTGGCAGTGTCTTTGGGGAAAATCACATAGGGTATACCGTAACCCATGGCATGATCACTGCGGCCAGTTGTAAAAATGCTGTTGCTGCGAACCGCAGCGTCTGATCCCAGCTGGGACCTCAGTGTCTGATCTGTCAGATCCTGCAGCAGATAAGAAGAGTTCATGGGCATGCGACGCTGGCTGGTTTTACCCAAAAATATCAGAGGCTGAGAGGACGTTATGCCCCGGTATGCCCTCAGCCCCTGATTTTCGTACACCTGCAATGCGGCCTGGCATTCTGTTTGTATTATATGCACCGCTTGTGCTGTAGTCAGCGGTGCTTTCTGTTTCCAGTCAACAGCATCAGTGGTTTGTTCAAATAGTTCTGCAACTCTCATGATGTTATTTATTTTTCTGTGCAGCTATCATGTTCTGAGCAATTTGCACCGCGTCTTTTCTGGACAGACCCGGCTGCTCCAGGACCTTTTCCAGTATACGGTCTTTGATTTTGCCTATCAGCGGCCCAGCGGCTCCCAGTTCACGAATCTCATGGCCATTCAGTATGCTCTGTGTGTTCAGGATACTGTTTACATCCAGTTGCTGAATCTTTTTTCTAATAGCCAGGATTTGTTCAGGCATACTGGCTGCTGCACTGTGACTGATATTGTCGGCGTGCATCACGTCCAGCAGGTCCTCCAGATTATGACCCACGCGGAATATGAACTTGCGCAGAGTGCTGTCTTTCAGCTGGCTGGCGTCAGCACCAGCACTTTTGAGGTCCATGTGATAACGCACAATGTCCACCACGCGAACAATGACCTCATTTGGATATTTCAGACGAGTCAGCACAGTGCGAGCAATCTCAGCACCCACTTGAGCATGCCCCAAGAACTGTATTTTGCCGTTGTTTTCAGTTTTGGTGCTGGCTTTTCCGATGTCATGAAAAAGTGCAGCCAGTCGTTTGACCAATTCTGGACTGCTGGCATCCAGCACCGCCAAACTGTGATCGAAAGCGTCGTCCTTGTGATAGGAATTTTGTTTCAGCTTGACCAGCTGATCCAGCTCAGGCATGATCACTTTCAGTATGCCTGTGATACGAAACAGCTGAAATGCTCTGCTGGGCTGATTCAGCACCAGGATCTTGCTGAGCTCGTCATTGATGCGTTCTTTGCTGATATTGTTCAGAAATGTTGCGTGCTTTTTGATATACTTGATCACACTCACAGGCAACGTGAATTTGTACTTGATGGCAAAACGCACAGCACGCAGTATTCTGAGGGGATCTTCACCAAATATCACATCCGGATCGCCAGTGGGAGTGAGCACGCCGGCTCTGAGATCAGCAAGGCCACGCCCGCTGAGATCCAGTATTTTGCCAGTGTGCAGATTCTGCAACAGGCTGTTCACTGTGAAATCGCGACGCATCACATCGTCTATGAGTTGGCCCGCAGCCACGTCTGGTTTGCGACTGCCCGGCTGATATTTTTCTTTGCGTGGCGCCACAAATTCCACATCAATTTTACCACTGGACAGGGGCACAGTTAGCTTGGCGGTATAGTAGGTGGGGAATATCACCGGATTACTGCCAGCCCGGTAAACTCCCAGCTGTTTGGCGATGAATTCAGCAGCAGCCAACCCACTGTGGGTATCCCCGTCCACAACAAAATCCACGTCCTTGGAATCACGACCCAGCAGGGTGTCTCTGACATAGCCGCCAGCCATGTACAGCAGGCCCTGATACTCAGAACCCTGGGTGGCATCCCGGATGATGTCCAGGACTTCCTGCGCCTGTTTGCTTTCTGTAAGTTGACTGATGTTCATGTTGATCCTATTTTTGGGCCAGAGGCCAGATGATTTAGCCCTTCATGAGATATTGCTGCCCACACCTTGATTATACACTGTTCTGACCCGTTTCGCTAGTCTGATATTGTGATCGTATCAGAGATCTGAACTGATCCCGGGTGATTATGCCCAATTGCAATTTGAACAGGGGAGCCAGTTCTCCCTGCTCGCCGCCCCGAATCAGCTGATAGAGTTTTTTCAGGTAGTCCTGACGATATTTATCTGGACTCAGGGCAGCGTCCAGTGCAATCACATACCGATACAGCGTGTTTTCGATCACTGCAGGCTCTGTGCCCAACCAGTTGCCACCTGGGCTACGCACCTCAATGCGATCAGATTTGGCCACTATGCTGATGTGTGATCGTCTCATCAGATTATTGGCCAGATTCTTGGCAAATTGATCCAGTTTATTGCTGGTCAGATTGAGCAGAGCGTTCTGTATCACTGGGTCAGCGCGATCAGGATCAGCAGTCTGGGGCCGGTTTCGTTCTATGATTTTATAGATCATTGCCAAAGCATTTTCAGCGTAATGATTCATCTGCCTGCCAAACTGGTTGAGTACCCATTCATCGCCTGACAACAGCACCAGTTTGACCCAGTCCAGGTCTGCCATTGGTTTTCCTGGTAAACTCACATTGATGTGCAGTCCAGTGCTGGGGTTGGTGTAGTGATTGTTGAACAGGGCCCAGTCTCTGATGGTTTGATAGTCTGCCAGGGTCTCTGACAGACTCTGTGGTGGACTCACAATTTCCACCCGCAGGTCTCGCTCACTATCACGCAACTCAATACTGATGTCTGGTTCCACACAGTACCAATTGCCACGCTCAGTGCCGTTGTGGCTGGTGCTCCATCTGGTGGGCTTCCGCAACACCTGTGCCAGTGCCTGGGCCACGTCAGCATAAGCAGTGCGGTTGTCCTGTTCTGGGGGGTCCAACTCGTCATATTGGTCGTGTACCTGCTGATAAGTGTCCAGATTTTGGTCCTGCAGGAAGGCCTGCTCAGTATAATCTGATTCATGATCAGCAATATAATCCTGCTGAGCCTGCTCCCACCAGCCGTTCTGTTGGTCCACACACTGGTCCAGGAAGTTATCAATCAGTGTGTCAGCATCAGTGTCTGACTCCTGACCCAGTTGGTCAGCCATGGTTTGGGTATCCACATTTTGTTTGATCCAGAATCGAAACCAACGTTCACCACTGAAGCCTTCCCAGTGGTTCAGCATCTGTTCCTCCCTCCAGTCTCGAAACTGCCGTTCCAGCCTGCTGATCACACTGTTCAGCGTGGAGCCGCTGTCAAAATAGTCTTCAATATCTTCAAAGCTGGTTACGTCACCAGAATGATCTGGAGCTCGTTTGCCATGCCGAACCGCCAGTTCATATTCAATGCCCACCCTGACTGGAGTTTTGACCGCCAGAGTCTTGAGATTGCCAGGACTCATGTTGAGTTCTGTGAGATTGGGCTCAAATAGTTCTCTGAGATTCATGTGTTATCCTTATCCATATACCAAATGGTCCATTCGCTTGTAACTGATATTGAATGCATTCATCAGCAATTCCACCTCTCGCAGGCATTCCCTGCGACCACCGCCCATGATGTAAGCCCCCTGAAAACGTTTGAGTTGTGCAACTGAAGTCCATTCCACAATGACAGGGTCATCGGTCATCCAGTCTTGCCATTGGGCACCCACTAGTTGTTTCAACTGTGCTGGGTCTAAATCTCTGCTGTCATTTACCCTGGCCTGATACAGGGCACGAATCACTCGGATCATGATGGCATCAGCAACACCCTGATCCATCCAGGATCTGAAGTACCCGTACCCCTTGTCCACTATGGTAAAACGATTCCAATTGACAGCAGGTTCATCGCTATCAGCTGCAAAATCATAATCTTGGCCGCGCACCGTGTCTTCCCAATAGGTTTTAACATCTGACACAGTATCACCAGTCAGCCCAGATTCTGCTGCATTTACCATCATCAACACTGGTCCAGTTTGTTGGTTTACTACAAAATTGATTATTTCTGTAAATACTGGATTTTCGTCTCCATCGTATATGCCGCTATAAGCAGGTTGCACATCCACCACAATGCAGGGTCGGCTGCGAGTTTCAGTGATCATTTCTCTAGAGGTCATTGGGGTTTTCCTGATCTGACGCAACCACCATATCACCTGAAAATTCAGACACACTGTGTATCCACTGTTGCAGATCGGATTTGCCCTGTCTGCCTGCATACACTGCAAAAGAGTGATCTCCCCAGCGGTCTTGGTACTCCCTGAAGCCACCGCCGGTCTGTTTGGCGATGCGACTGGCTATCATCCTGTATACTTTGGCTTTCTTTGGAGAGGTGGTGCTGAAAACCCACAGGGGTATTCCGCCATGCGCTGCTGAGTATGCAGCAGCAGCAGACACCACAGTGTTTAACACTTTTACGGCCTGTTTGATTGGCAATTTTCTAAGATCAGCATAGTTTACTGTACGGGCTGTCATATTACCAAAGCTCAGGGATACTGAGGGGGGATAGTCTATGGTATCAAAGTTGACCGCATAGATCTGATTGTCCTCAGTAACAAAATACTGACTGCGAGCACCTGGTTCAGCTCCCCCGACACTCCATCGTTCATCAGGGGTCTGCTCAAATTTATCGCCCCACTGATATACCGGACCTTCACCAGGTTTGAGTAATTCGTTCAGTCTCATCAGTTTTTCCTCCTGACTGGCCACTCGCTGCAGATGCTGCAGATATACGCATGTGGTTATTTAGCTTTTTTGCCGCCAGGGCCAGAACACTAAGTAAATATATGTAGATTATGAGAGTAAGCGTTCTTTTACCCACCCGCGGCCGCACTGATGCATTATTGCGCAGTGTTCAGAATTTGATGAATAGAGCCAGTGAGCCACAAGCCATAGAGATTTTGCTGGCCATGGATAATGATGATACCCAGTCTTTGGCCTATGCCAGAGATCACATTCAACCGCTGTACCCTGATAACATACACATCTACCAGATGCAACCGCTGGGTTATTCCCGACTCAGTGTGTATTACAACACACTGGCTGGTCTGTCCTGGGGTCATTGGTTGTTGATGTGGAACGACGACGCCCTGATCGATACCGACGGGTGGGATCTGGTGCTGGATCGGTATCTGGATTGTCCCATGCCCTTGCTCAGAATGCCTTGCAGCAACTTTGAGCATCCGTTTGCTCTGTTTCCCATCATCAAGAAAGAATGGTTCAATGTCTGTGCCAATCTCAGCTACTACGCTCACATTGATCGGTTTTTGTACAACGTGGCACAGAACATCGCAGGCGGCATCATGATTGATATTCCAGTCACAGTGACTCATGATCGTGCAGACATCACTGGTAACAATCAGGACCTGACTTTTGAACACAGTGTTCGCAGTCATGACCGTGGTGACCCCACTGACCCGTTCAGTGACGAGTACCCAGTGGCATTTCAGGCAGTGATGCACATGGTGAACCGGCTCAGGCAGCATATCAATCAGCAGTATGGATATGAGATTCCGCTCACTGATCTCACCAAGCCCATGCAGCTACATCACACTCTGGCCAACAGTCATAACTCCACCGGGATACCCAAATTATGAAATTCCAGAACGAGCCTTTGCCCAGATTGTATTATCTGATGCAACTGATCAGACGCACTGAAAAGGTCATTGCTGACCTCTATCCCACAGACAAGATCAAAAGTCCAGTGCATCTGGCAGTGGGTCATGAAGCCAGCACCGCTGGTGTATGTGCTGCACTGGAACCTGCAGATGTGGTGTTTGGATACTACCGCAGTCACGGGTTGTATCTGGCCAAGGGTGGTGACATCAAAACCATGATGGCTGAACTCTATGGCAAACAAAACGGCTGTGCTCGGGGCTGGGGAGGCAGTATGCATCTGCTGGATCTCAATCAGGGAGTGATGAGCACATCAGCCATTGTGGCCAGCAGTGTGCCCAATGCAGTGGGGTACGCCTATGCTCTGAAGCAACAGAAATCCCGCCAGATAGTGGTGAGTTTCATGGGCGATGGCGCCACTGAGGAAGGTGTGGTTTCAGAAAGCCTGAACTTTGCTGCACTAAAAAGGTTGCCCATTCTGTTTGTGTGTGAAAACAACCGACTGGCCATACACACCAAGCAACACCAGCGTCAGGCTCTGCCAGATATTGCTGGACGAGCTCAGGCACTGGGTGTGGACAGCACAGTGATGGATGGCATTGACGCTCAAGCAGTTTACCAGAAAGTTTCCCTATCAGTGGATGAAATCCGTAACGGAGTCACTGGACCACAGTTCTATGAAATTCTCACCAGCAGGTGGTTGGAACACGTGGGTCCGGCTGAAGATTTTCATCTGGGATATCGTGAACGTGCAGAAGTCAGCAGCTGGCAGGATCAGGACTGTTTGGCTCAGTTGGCACAGAGGATACCAGCTGAGCAAAAATCACAGATTGATCAGTGGATAGATCAGCAGATAGCAGAAGCCATTGAATATGCCGAACAGGGAGACTTTCCTCAGCTTGAGGAACTAAACAAGTATGTCTACAGATAAACGAGTTTTGTCCTATGTGGACGCTATCCGGGAAGCGCAGATTCTGGAAATGCAGCAGGATCCTGGAGTGATTGTGTTTGGATTGGATGTGGACGACCCCAAGGCCACTTTTGGCACCAATCGAGGCTTGGTGGAGCAGTTTGGCTCTGACCGAGTATTTGGCACACCACTGAGTGAAGATGCCATGACTGGTGCGGCTGTGGGCATGGCGCTGGCTGGTCTAAGGCCCATTCATGTGCATATACGCATGGACTTCATGATGTTGGCAGTGAATCAGCTGGTGAATGTGGCGGCCAAAATGTATGCCATGACCGGCGGTCAGCAGCATGTGCCTCTGGTGGTGCGCACTCTGATAGGCAAGAGCTGGGGTCAGGGTGCTCAGCACAGCCAGAGTCTGTACAGCATGTTCATGAACATACCCGGACTGAAAATTGTGGCTCCCACCACTCCCTATGATGCCAAGGCCTGTTTGAGCTATGCAATCAGAGACCCCAATCCGGTGATTTTTGTGGAGCATCGTTTGTTGCATTTTCAACAGGGCCATGTGCCAGATACTGAAATACTGATGCCTCCGGGGCGGGCCAGAATCACCAGATCTGGTGATGACGTCACCATTGTGGGCATCAGTTATCAGCAGGTGGAAGCTCTGCGAGCACAGCAATACCTGCAGGATATCGGAGTCAGCGCAGAGGTCATTGATCCCATCTGGTTGAATCCGCTGGATCTGGATACCATTGAGCAGAGTGTGAGAAAAACCCGTCGATTGCTGGTGGTGGACAATGGTTGGACTCAGTGTGGTGCAGGTGCAGAAATTGTGGCTGCACTGACCGAGCGACTGGATATCGCCTGGCGAGCCCGACGCATGGGATTTGCTCCCACTCCTTGCCCCACCA